ATGTGGTGGCTATCTTCAAATGTAACTATTGCATCTGCATCTTGTAAGTCTGAAGATGTCCAAGTTTGTTGAAATGGTGTTATACCCCATAATAATTCTACTGTTCCATTATCTCCAGATATAAACAACTGACCTTTTGCAAACCATATACCAGTAAGACCAGCAGAACTTACTTGTGCTGTGGTCAATGTACTCCAGGAGCTACCATCATATTTGATTAACTGAGAACCTGTTGTAACATTTGCTGTAGTTAAGTATATTTCATTACCAACTGCTGCTATACCAGTAAAGTTGTGTGTTGCTCCATTAGTACCTGCTGCAATAGGTGACCAACTATCTCCATTGTCAGAGCTTTCATATACAGTTGTAACATCTGTTACATATAACTTACCATTTGTAAGTTGTGCAAGATAGTTATTTGTACCACTAAAGGTAATATTTTTTGCTGCTGTCTGATAAAGTAAATGCACATTGTAAGAGCTATCCTCATCTCCATGAAAAACATCTACTCCCTTACTATCAAAAAACCTAGTAACATCTTTCTCTGCATTGTTTCTTTTATGTGCATAATCTAAACCTTGACCACCAGAGAAATCACCACGAGAAAATATTTGTCCTATGTTAGTAGTTATATCTTCTGGGTTCTGTCTTAAATCTATTTGTTGATTAGGGAACTCTGCAGTACTTATTGTTAATGGTCTGTCATTAGATATAGCAGTTCTAAATAATAGATTATCTAATCTAAACCCATAACCTTTTCTTTGTGGGTTTGTTACATCTGCAGTGGTTGGTACTCTAGGCACTAGGATATACCACGCTGTTTAAACTAACTGGCTCTGGGTATCTTGCTCTCAAATCTTTTCTTGCTTGTTGTATTAGTATTTGTTGATACTGCAACAAGGAGTTTCTTATACTTGTAGAAGAACCAACAGGATACACACTAGCTTGTATAGAGTCTGATATATATTCTGTGGTTGCTGCAGGTATATCTTTACCTGAAATCATTTGAGCAGCAACACCTGCCATAATAATTGGTTCGTATTCTGTTTCTAATCCTGTGTCTGATAAAGTATTTTGTTCGCTAGTTACTTCACCAAATTTTTTTCTAAAAGTACAATGTACATTTACTCCACTAGCTATCCCAGAAAACTGTACTACTTTACCTGTAGATGTTACAGTTGTTGGCACATCAATAAGCTCTATTGATACACCTCTAAATTGTATAGATGTTTGGTCTCCAGATATAGATGTATACTGTGATACTGCTTTAAGTGGTGCAACTATTCTACTGTCATCAGCACCAGTTAACGCTACATACCCACTAGCACTTGTAATAGTTTGGGATTCCACTGCAAATAATGTAGGGTATAAATTTTCTATTTGGTCTTTGACTGCATTAAAAACATTAAGTCTTATAAAAGGTGGGTTGATTTTTATTAAATCTGTTTGAGCATGTGTCTCTGCTGTTGTTCCCCTTGCACCTCTTTTAACAGTTAAGGTTTCGTCTGCTGTATTCAATGATAGAACTAACATAAGTTCTTGATTTATTTCTATGAATGCTCCTGAACCCATAGCATCTTCTTCTTCAGTTGTAAGAAAATCAGATTCATAAGCCACAGTTGTTGTAGTCGTATCTGTGATTGCTGTTCTTAAATTAGAAAATGACTGTATGTCATCATTAGGTTCTAAATATTCTCTGTAAACTCTATCTACTAGGTTGCCTATAGTGCTACTCATAATTATAAATTCTAACAGAACTTAGGACAGTGTGGTGGCACTGTCCATAAGTCCTAATTAAATTATCTTTTAGATAACTCCTGTAATAACGCCATGGTATTCTGCTGGACCTTTGTCCAAGCCAATTTCCATGTAAACACGCTTTGATATTGCTGCTGCATCATCATTGTCTGTATCCTCTACGAATACTGCACCCTTACCTGGGATGTTTAAGAAACAAACATCAAGGTAGGATAGGTCAAGGACGAATGCTTTAGAAGCTGGAACGAATTCGTTCACAACTAATCCAATGTTACCAAATGGTGTGATGATACTATCAATATCAACACCAGCGACATTTCTGTCTCTTGGTAATACTGCCATTTGAGCATTTCCAGAAGCTGCTAGTCCTTGGTTTAAATCAAGGATAGAGCCTGGTCTTGCAAAAAGAACAGGGTTTTGCATTGGTGCACCATTATCGTACATAGCTTTAAGTATCTCTGCTACTGCATCAAAATCTAATGCTGTGTCTGCAGATGAAACTTGGTTATCAAATGTAGATGAACCATTACCTGATGCTACCCATTCGTTAATGCCACGCATTTCCCTTGGGTTACCATCTGTTCCATCATTGAAAGTAGCATTAAAGAATTCGTACTCAACTTCTCTTGCGATTTTGCTAAGTAGTTCTTCAATTTGAAATGCCATTTCATCATTGATTGGGTTTGAACCTTCAAAAGCTGCTGTTCCAGATTCCATAGCTTGGGAGTTCAAATATCCTGTTGAACCTAAAGCAGAGTATGTTAATTTCACACCCTGATTCCAGATTTGTACACAGTCTATTGCTGAACTTCTGCTTCTACCAAAATATGCTGGAGTTCCACCTTCTGCAACTGCTGTATAGCTGTTGACTGTAGGTGTATCCACTTTTTGGGTTTGGAATACTGGAGAACTAAGAAGTTTACCACCTGTTAAACCACCCACCATGGATAGTAAAGGTGTTCTTCTTGCACCAACTTTAAATAGTTCACCTGTAAAGTTGTTAATCTCAGCTACTGAGATTGGGTCTGGTGAGCCTATAGCTGCCATTTTATTCTCCTAATAAATTTTATCTAGGAGCTTTTCTCCTAGACTTACTTGTCGTCTAGCTCGTTAAGAGCCATCATTTTAGACGCAATACTGTCTCTAACTCTGCCTGTTTTCTGTGCTTGGGCTATTTGGTCAGTGACATTTGGAGTTTCGTTAATGGCTTTTGCTGATTGCTGTAAGGCATCCAGTCTATTTTGACCTTCGTTTACTGTACTACGAATACTGTCTTGTTGTCCACTAACAACCTCTTCTCCAAACTCTGCTGACAAAAACTCCTTCAAAGCATTTGCTTCAAGGTCGCCTTCGTACATCAAATCTGCAGCTTTTCCAACACCCTTAGTTCTATCTAATCCAACTTCTTTGAACAAGTTGTCTCTCTCTTTGGACTGATATGAAATCAACTCCTCTTTAAGAGCTTTGTTCTCTTCACGAATTGCTTTCCAATTCTTGTCAGATTCAACTGAACCTTCTGTGTTATCAATATTTTCAGACATTTGCTGTCTCCTATCTATAAATAATTTTTTTGCAAGTGCCATCTATGTAATGCACTGAGCCTTATCTACTTATTATTTATTTTCCATGTCTTGTTAGTAGGCATCAAGACAGTGTTCGTATGTATCCTGGTCAAGTTTAACCCCCAGACCTAGGAATAGGGTCGTATTTATTATATCATAAATTAAAAATATACAAGTTGTTTAAACAACTATTGTTCTATGATACCTGTAACAGCACCTGTTTGTGTTGTCCTAGCTCCTGCTTGTGCAGAACTACCTGCGACCTGTTGTCTAAGTATGTTAGACACTGCTTGAAAATCTTGTACATCACCTAGCTGTAATCCTTCAACTATATCTTGTACATCAGGAATATCTCTGCCTTGTGCCAGAGCTTGTTGTTGAATATTCTGAACTTGATTGAATGCTTGTCTTGCAGCTTGTGGGTCTATCCCTTGTTGCCTAAGTGCTTCAACTGCTTCTATAGATATGTTTGTTCCAGATAATAATGCTTGACCACCAATCTGTGCTCTTACAACATTTTGTGATACAACATCTCTAGCTGCAATAGTACCTGCTAATAATTGTTGCCCTATCTTTGGGTCAATAGCACTGGCTATAATCTCTTCATCTGTTAATGTTCTTGCAAAATTTCTTTGATAAAATTCTTTTACTGCAGGTATACCAGTAAGTATATTTGTATAGACAGTATTAACCCTTGTTCCTAATTCATCTGGAGATACAACATTTTCTATTAGTTGTTTCTTCCTATCGTTAGTCAAGATTATATCTGGGTTAATTCCTATAGCTTCAAACTTTCTACTATAACCATCAACAACTTGTGTATACTCTGCTTCATTATATTTAGTAGTAATACCATCTGGATTTAAGTTACCAGGATAATAAGTTTGATAAGCGTTAGATGTACGAACAGCTTGTATAGCTTGTTGTTCATCATTACCTGATTCAACAAATGATGCGACATAAATATTTAATAGTTCATCTGGTAACAAATTACCATATTTTTTCTTAGCTGCATCTTTTAAATTATTTAAACCTGCTGTAGTTATGTTTGCCATTATGTACTAAATCCTCTCTGTACTCCTGTTTGAGTTACACCAACAGAATTAGCAATATTGTCTGACAATGTATCTACAACTTTTACTATGTTATTGTTTAAACCATAAGCTGTTAATTCTTGGTCTGCTGTATTTTGGTCATTAGATAATAATACATTTAACCAGTTCTGTGAAGTCTCATCCATTCTTTCACCTAAAAATTGAAATGAATAGTTTTGCCATGGTGATGCTATTTGTTTATAAGTTAGATTCTCGTCATAGATGTCTGTATTAAATAAAACTTTTCTTTGTGATTTTAAATCTTCTTGTAATAAATCTGCACCTACATCTGGGTTCTCTGCGTTTCTAATTATTCCTGCATAGTCTTGTAATGTGGCTTCATCTAATGCACCATACACTGGACCTAACCACTCTAATGCTAATGCTCTGGCAGATGCGTAACCTGTTCTAGTTTGGTCTACTTCACCTTTGCCTTCTAACCAGTTTGTAAGTCTCTCATCTACTTGTATTCCTGATGTTACATCTGACAATGCTTGTATTTGTTCTGATGCTTTGACTGCATCAAACTCACCAAATGTAACTTTGTCTGCAAACCATTCAGCTAATGAATTACCATTAGCATCTCTTATAGTATCTGCATTAGCAATACCAGCATTTTTCATAGTTTCTAAATATAATATTCTGTTTTGGTCTAGTAGTGTTTTAGCATCAGCAGGAAAATCAGCATCTCCAATACCTCTACCTTTAGAAGTTACTAACCAATCTCTTTCTTCTTTTGTGCTGTTGTTCCACCATTCTGTGTTAGCCCATTCTTCAGTAAGTATATCTCTATCTTCTACATATCCTTCTACCCATAATGAAAACATTTCATCATCATCTTTCAGCCAAGGTCTACCTAATGTTGCTTTTTCAAAATTGTCTACGAACCCTACAAAAGGACTATCACCAGTAGTAATAACCTTCTCATCTAATTCGTTGACATTTCCAAAAAATACTGAGCTTGTCCACATAGTATCTGATGCTTGTACCTCATCTGGTCTTTCTCTACCACTGTATAGGCTATCTAATTCTGAATCAGATGCAGCATAACGCATATACATCATAGTTCCTGGAACTTGCCATACAACAAACTTGTTACCTTCATACTCCCATATCTGACTTTCTACAAAACCTGTAGTTGTATCTACATCATCAACAACAACATCATCATCATTACCAGAGCCATTACCAGAGCCATTACCATTACCATCACCACTAGGTGGTGCTTTTGTTATTGGATTTCCTTGTGCATCTAAACCTAAATTAACTCCATCTCCTGGTGCATTGTCATAAATATATGGTCCTCCTTCTGGTGCATCTGGATTTGTTTCACCTTCTGGTCCTGGTTGTCCTAATAAATTAAATTTAGTTTCTTTAGTTGTAGGTGTAGGTGTAGGTGTAGTTGTAGGTGTTACTGTTGAATCTAAATATTTTTGTTCTTCAACATCTGGAACAAAATCAGCAGGTCTCCCACCTACATCTGTAACAACAGTTGGTGTACTTTGAACATCTTGTGGTGGTGTTCCAAATTGATTAGTAGTAGAACCTCTAGTAGTTGTGTCAATAGTAGATGCATCTATAACACCTTGACTATTGACTGTTGGCATTGTTGATTGTGAAGTCCTAGTAAAAAGTCTTTTCTCTGTTTCTGTTAATGGATTAGGTGCTTTGTTACTAGCTGTTCTTAAATCTCTAACTCTTTGATTATATAAAACTTCATCATATTCTGCTTTTGATATACGACCACTAACTAAATCTATCAACAACTGTCTATTCTCTTGTGGTGTTAGTGCCATAATTTACCTACTCTCTTGCATTGTAGCATACTGTTCAAAGGCATAATCAATTATAGGTTCACTTATCTTCCATGACAACGACCATGTATCAGAAACTTCACCAAATTCTTGCCATGAATCTTTGCCTAATTGTCTCCAATCATAGTCTATGTAATTTGGTTCTTCACCTTCTAGTGTTTTACCACCCATAAATGATGGTACAAAATCATTTTGTCCACCTTGTTTCTCTATTGCTTTATTAAATGCTTGACCTGCATCTATAGCAAGTACTGACAATTCATATCCTACATAAGCTGCTAGTGCTGCAGGTGCTATTGCTGCTGCACCTAACCTAGGTAGTATCCTAGATATTCCTGTAGTTATTGCTAAATCACCTGGGTCTAATACAGTTCCTGCTGCACCAAACACTTTACCTACAACCTTCTTAGCAGATTTAAAGATGCCATCTACAACCTCTGGTTGTGCATTAGCTAATTCTTTTACCTTGTTTAAACTGTCACTATCTACAAGTTCAGCAGCATCTTCTACTACAGTACCAGCAACATCAATTATTTCTTCTGGCATCAATGCTACTTTTTGTGGAGCAAATGGTCTATCAGCTGGTCTAATATAATTAGGGTCTCCAGCCTTTATTAAGTTACCATCTACATCTCTCATGTGTTGTCCATAATTTGTATATGTGTTCTGACCTAATGTTTCTGTAGTCATAATTCTTCTAGCGTCTGGAGAATACATCTCTTTATGAGCTAACCATGCGTTGTACTCACCTATTGGACCAAAGGTATTACCTCTCATACCATGTCCAAATGTGTCATGTACAGCTCTAAAGACATCATTCTCTAACATTATTCTTCCATTTATATCTGTGTATCTTGATGCAGCTAACATAGGGTTTCTTACATCACCTTTAACAATGCCTTCTGGAGTAGCTAATGGATAACCAAAAGCTGTATCTGTAGCTAATACTTTTAGAGTTCCAGATTCCATATCAGCTATCATTTGTTGATGACCAGCTTTATTAGGTGTATAAGGGTCTACATCTACTATTTCAAAATTCATACCTGAATCTAACAATACTTGATATTGCATATTAGTTTCCCCTATAAACTTCTTGTAATAAGGTATTGCAGTGTCATCAAACATAGGTAGTCTTTCAAATATATCTGCTGCTATTGCACCCACCTCATCATTAAATACCATAGCTGGTTTAAACTGTGGGTCAGAGTATCCCATTATTTGGTGATAATCTTGTGCTATTTGTCTAATCCTGTCACTGTGTACAGATACACTAGCATCATCCATAACTCTTAATGTACCTCTAGTAGTTTGTGCTCTGTATCCACGACTACCATCACCCATATCTATACTTATTAAATCTTTAGGAACAAATAATTCTAAAGTACCATTTACAGGTATTCCTCTTTTTAAAATACCTGTTAATCCTACTTCTTTTAAAACTCCATCTTCCATTAGGATTAGTTTTAATCCTTGACTCTGTAAGTCATTAAGTAAACCTGCAGCAGGTCTTGCATGTAATCCTGCAGGGTCTGTTACTTCTAAAGTAAAAGGTTTATAATCATCTATATTAAGAGTTTCTACATTAGGTACTACATTTGTAGGTGTGTCTGCTACACCTATAGTTGTGTCTAATTCATTGACATTACCTTGTAGGGTATTAGTAACATCAATTCTATTTTTAAAAAGTTGTGTTTCTAATACTGGACCATTCAGACTTTCGTATATTGTGGTGCTTGGATACATATTAGTCATTCCACCTATTTGTACTTCAGGATAAATAACTGGTAACAAGTCATCAGAAGCACTTGAATTAGCTTCAATAAATTCTATTATCTTTTCTTTTGTAAGTTGTTTAACTGCTTCACGACTACCATCTCCCAACTTTTCATAAACATCCAAATCATTAGGAGCTAACCCAGCATTACTACGCATCTCATCAAACACTTCAACACCATATTTTCTGGTTAACTCTTGCAAAAACTCTGATAATTTCTCATCTATTAATTGCACAATAGGAGGAGCAGGTGTATTCCTTTGACCCATACCTGCGTATTGATAATAGGCATCATTATTAATTATGTTCTCAGTCAAGTCATCCATTAATAAAAATACATTGTCTCCCAATACAAACTCTTTAGCTTTTTTATTAAATTCGTTTGTCCACCAAGTATGGAGTTCACGCAACTGACTTAGATTTTCAGGTGGAGTATATAACCTGTTACCTTTAAAATTTTCTTGGGGTACAGCAATTCTATTCCAATCTATTTCTACATCAAGTTCATCTGGATTATAAAGTTCTCCTTCAGCATTTTGTAAAAATTCAATTATGTCTAAACCATGATTCATCAACACTCTCTGTTCAAGACTTTCAGGAAAGACATGTCTGATACCCATTGAAATTTCTCTTCTGTTTACATTATTTGTAAGACTGTCAAGTATTTGTCCTGCAGCGTATCTGTAATTATCTTTATTTTTAACGAATACATTCCCAGTTTGAGGGTCTTTTATGTTAGTTTCTTTTAAACTATTTATAGTAAACTTAACATATTTTTTAAATTTATCTGCACCATCTCTTGATGCTTTTGATAAGAGTCTATTGATACCTTCACCTTGCAGTTCAAAAACTCTTTCACCTTCTAAATCTATTGAGTCAATGTTTAACTGAGCTGCGTCTGTAAAAAAGTCTGTAAGTCTTTTCTCTATTTCTTTTGTTGAAAGTTTTGACCATGCTTCTGTAGCGAGTTTGGTCATTTCATTACCTAAATCATTATGGTGTAAATTATTACCATACATCATTAAGCTCAAAGCCTTTTGTCTATATGTTTGTATTACTGAATTACCAGGTACAGTGTCTAATATACCTTCTAAAAGATTACTAAGAATCCTATCTTTCTCTTTAATAATCTGTTGTCTATTCATTACTTGTCGTTTAGTTGTACTTCATCAGGTTCTTCATAATCAAAATCAAGTAAGTCATAATTTTTATATTCTTCTAAGACTATTTGTAAAACACTTTTTTCTTTATTAGGTGCCATTATCTTGACAACAACTTTAGTGCAGCTTTTACACTATCACTTAGATTAGGTTTAGGAACAACTGTATTAAGAGGTTCCTGTCCAACTGCTTTCTTTTGTTTATTAACTTGTGCTTCTAACATCTGTCTGACTCTACCATACATTTTACTTTGTGCTTGTAGTGGAACTTGTGTTGTATACTGTGTCATCTCAGGTGGTGTTAGAAAAGGAGTCCTCTGTGGTTTAGGTTGTCTTGGGTCAAAACCATCTTCTGGCTCTGGTATACCTCTGTCAGGTGCATTATCATCTGTAGGAGAACCAGCCATAATTTCTTTTACTTCACTTTCTATTTCTTGTTTTAATTTTTGTGCGTCTGTATTGTTAGGGTCATTAAACTTATCAATAGTTAAAACATATAACTCTTTCATAGCTTCTTTGTAGTCATCTGAGTTTATATCTTTTAACTTTTGTTCTAACATATATTTAAATACAAGTGCATTATCTTTTAAATTTGCTTGTGTCTTAAACCATTCAGCAGCAAACTTCTTTTGTTCACTAGAAAATTTAAGTAAACTTTCTTGCCCTGGTTGTGCGACATTACTTAACAAAACTTTGTCTTGTTCATCTGTAACTGCTGGTAATTTAACACCAAGTTCTTTCATGGCTTTATAAATAGCAGGAGCCATTGAATTTAAGTTAGCTTGGAATATACCCCATGAAGGAGATTCTTTATCTAGTGCATCTCTAGTAAAAGGTACACCACCAACTCTTGATTCATAACCAGCTATTGGAACAACATACTCTATAACTTCTTCTGCTATGCCAACACTTTGTAGTGCTTCAATAACTTCTTCTACTGTATAGTTTGTTTCTTCCATTATCCTATCCTTGGTACTGGTTGTGCTTCAGCAGTTTTAAGCCCTGCTAAATTTCTTTGCATTCTATAGAAAGTCTCATCTTCTACATCTGCTTGTCTTTGTAACTCTTCTCTTGGTTCAAATATTTCATCTAATACATTTTCTCCACCTTCTGTAAGTATATCTACATCTGGTTCTTCTGCTTCCATACCAGGTGTTTGTATCGCTTGACCTGTTGTAACATCATAACTAAGTGAAGGTGCAGTACCTGCTCCTAATCCTGTTAGTGATTGTTTAAACTCTTCTGCTGGTCCTTGTACTAATTTTCCTGTAATGTATTGTTTCTCATAATCTGACAAAGGAGCACCTTTTCTGGCTTCTGCTTTTTTCTTTAAATCTTCTACATACTCGTCTAGGGCTTCATCACCAAATGTATATCCTCCACCTAGTCCACCTAAAGCTGCAGCTTGTGTTTGACCTGCTAGTACTTTTAGTCCTGCAGTCCATGTAAAGGTACCACCATTATTCATACTAAATTCCATAGCTGCTTTAAGTCCTTTAAGAAACTCATCATCTATTTCAGCTCCTACAGTTTTGTTTAAATCTATAAGACCTGCAGCAGATAATAAATTTTTTGTTTGTACTCTAAGATAAGGAGTTAACTGTCTTGCTTGTGCTCCTATATCTGTAGGAAAATAAACATAACCATAAGCAGCACCTGTTCCTAATATATCTCTTCGTTGTGTTTGCCATTCATCACTTGTTAAAAACTCTTCAGCAGAAATTACCTTAACTACTGGTCCTTCTTCTGGGTCAGTAATTCCTGTTTGTACTTCATACTCTTTAAGATAACCATTACCTAATGGTGTCTTAGTTGTTGCACCTGCAGTATCTAAGATACTAGCAATCCTCACATAAAAATCTTCATCTATAGAACTATTGTTTGCTGCTCCAGTTCCACTTCCTACTCCTCCAAATGGTCCTTGTGGAACAGTTGTATTTGTAGTTGTGTCGTAATGTCCTGGTATATGTACCATATTATCCTTCTAATCCAAATCTGGTAAGCTCGTAAGAGAATACCTTATCAAATATTACCAAAAATTTAGGATTATTTCTTCCTATTTCCTGTGCTTTAGTATACAACTGATTACGAACTTCTTGTGCTTGTATAGTATCACTTGTACTAATCCATCTCATAGCATCTTTTTCTATAGGATAACCTCTAGTATCTGCTACAGCATCTATTGCCTGTGCTCTGTAATTAAGATATAAAGCTATTTCATTTCTGTTATCAAAGTTATCTAGTCTTGGGTCCTTAACAGCTCTTTCTAAATAATCTATAAGTACATCATTAGGTACACCTGTTTCATAATCAGAACCTAAAACTTTGTTTAACTCTGAAGAATTACCATAAGCCATTGGAAACATTTTTGCCAAATCAGCTTCTATTAATGCGAACTTAGCTTTCTTTCTAGCAACTCTTTCTCCTGGGTCAGCAGTGCTATTGTCTATAACTTTAGACCAGTAATCTTTTGTTGCTACTTCTATTGCACTGGCAAGGAATGTTTGTGTAGATACATAAAACTCATCTGGTGTTTTTGGTGAAAACAATCCTAAGTTAGATATATAACTAACTCCACCATAATCAACATTACCCTCATCTAATCCTGGAGCAAACAATGTTAGGACTGGTCCATAATCAGCAGCTAGTTCTGGGTTATCTAAAACAAAATCATACTCTGGTGTAGTTCTTGGTAAGATACCACCTTGTGATATATTCTTACCTTTTAGTTGTAAAGCAGTAGAAGTAAAACCTTCTGACAAATCTCTATTGTCTAAACCTAATAGTTTAGCTACTTCTAGCAACGCATAGAACTCACCTTGTGGTCCTAGTGTCATTACATACTCATCTTTAATATCTTGATAGAAACCATGTATAACAGAAAGCTCTACAAAGTTGTTGTACACTAATCCACTATCTTCACCTTTAGTTCCATACCATTCTCCAAATGCAACTTCGTTACCTTCTATTGCGTACATAATAGATAGCCTTGGTATGAATGGGTTTACAAATCTATCCCATGCTTTAAGTTGAAAGAAGTTAGCTGCTAGTGTCATAGCAACAGTTTCTAATGCTTGTTGGTCATCTGCTAAATCTGGTCTCAACATACCTGCTACTTGATACCCAGTGTTTATAGATGATAACCATTGGTCCTCATCTAAACCTTGTGTATCTAAATTTGTAGCAAGTTGATTTAAAAGGTTCTTACCAACTGATGGTATTGTAGTTTCTAATAATATTCCTGGAATATCTTCTAGCGAATCATACCTTGCACCTGTTAGTTCAAATCCACCAAATACATATTTTTCTAAATTCTTTTTAGCTTTAGGTTTATCCTTAACTAAAACACCTATAGGTAATGCTATTGCAGGTCCTACTGGTGGGAATAATCCTCCACCACCAACATTTAATGCACTAAGTGGTATTCCTCTTTTAGCAATAATCTTAGAATCAGCAAGTGACATATCATCAGTAAACGCACCTCTACCTTCAGTCTTTACATAATCTTCAAATGGTGTTCCACCTACTGGTACTATTAAGTACTTTTCCCCAGAAGGGTCTTCGTATATAAAGTTATGTTCTATACCTTTTCTGTAACCAAATCCTATTTGTCCTATTGCTTTAGGATTAGCTAAACCTAGGTTGTAATATCTACCTAACACTTCTCGCCATGCTTCAAAGAAAGCAAAGCCTACTCTATATGCTTGTGAGAAAAACCCTCGTTCTGTTAGGTTATATAATAACCTAGAGTGTAACTCAAAAGCATACTCCACAGCTCTTTCATGTAAATCTTCCATAGACATAACTCTTGGAGTAGATGCAGATTTTATATCTGACAAATCTAACATAGATTGATAGTCTCCACTAAATGTTCTTTGATTTAAAATTGGATTAGTTTGTGGTTTTAATATTTTAACAATACCTGCTTTTTCATCTACAATCGCTCTGATTCCTGCAGCTTGTAATACATCATTACCAATAACTGCTCCTGCTCTTGGAGAGGTGATAGCTCTATTAGGCTTCAGTACTTTTTTATTAGAACCTATAAGTAAATCTTGACCTGCTCTTCTTATAACATCAAATGCTCCTGCAGTATTGCTAGGTATAGCTCCTTGATAACCAGCAGTAGTTATATTACCTATGGCTTTTTGGTCTGCTAGTATCGCTATGTATTGTGCTTTAGCAAGTGCTTCATCTGTTCCATCTATTACTTGTGCAGCAACACCCTTTTTAATTTTTACAGAAACATCTAAATACAATTTGTTATTTTCTATCCAACCACCCAATACATGGTCTTCTTTCTTTAACAATGTTTTATTCTTAGTAATAAATTTTTCTATTTGTTGTCTTGTTACAGGAGTATCTAATATTAACTCTCTAGTTTTATATGGTGAAACATAATAACCAGGTATGTTTGTATTATTTTTTCTTCCTAAATCTATACTCCATCCTTGTGGATTAGCATTTATGTATTCGTATGCTCTATCTATAGCATCTTCTACATCTGCTTTTTTTCTAAGTATTGGTCTTGCTATTTTCTTACCTAATACTCTATTTAATGTAGTAACACCTACATCATGTGTTATTTCACCTTGTGCATTTTTAACTTTTTTAGTTGTCTTACCTTTTTGTAATTTTACTTTTAATCCAACAACATTAGGTGTAGAACCATCTATACCTAAAACTTCAAACAATTCTTGTTTAGTTATTGTTTTATCAAACTTACCCTGACTACTAGCTAAATATTCTATAGCATCATCTACTAATGCTTCTGCATCTACGCTCTCATCAAGTGCATTAGTTACTGCTCTAACAAGTGTATCTCTATTTGGTATAGAACCATTAATAATAGCTTCTGATTTATTAACAGAAAAATTATATACACCTATAGCATCACCATCATCACCTAATCTGTAATCAGCTACAGCAGATTGTTTTTTAAATACTTTAAGTTCTGTGTTGTATAAGTTTAAATCAAAAGTCAGTTCATTATTAAATGTATCTAATCTTTTTAATGATGTAATTTGTTTTTGTCCATTATCACTATAAGCAATTATGGATAACGAGTCACCATTATCAAATACTTTAACTGGTACAGTTCTTTCTGTTACAGCTAAATCAGGTGCTAAGTTTTTAATAGCATTATATTCTTCTTGAACTGATTTAAATATTTCATCACTAAGTTTGATAGAAGACTCTGGGTCTTTATGTGCATTCATTATTTTATTAAGACCTTGTTTAGAAGTAAATGGTATACCTGCTTCTATAAAATGTTCGTAACCTTGTTTAAACAAAGGTACTCTAATTAAATCAGCTTCCATTTGTGCAGTAGCAAAAAACAAAGAGTCTAATCCTTTTTGAAATGCAGTTCTTTCATCTAATTCTGGTTTCTGTTTTGGCATTTGATTAGGCATATTAGTTTGATTTTTAAGTGTAAGTTTTTTAATTTTTGCATTATAAATAGCTAGGTTTTCTGGTGTCATAGAATCTGGACTACGCAAATCAACTCTTCCTACTTTACCTGTAGCAATAATATCTATCATATCTGCACTTCCACCAGTCACATTGTTTATGCTTTGTACATAATGTTTAGCTAACTCATCAAAATCTTGTGTTCTATACGCAATAGGTAGTGTTCCTTTTGCATACACATTTCTTGACTGCATCATTTTATTTGCTTCTTCTATAATTGCTTGTACTGAAGGAGTCTCTTGATAAAACTTAGCAATATCTGTGTAATCTAAACCTTGTTTCATCAATGCTGCTGTAATCATAGCTAAATCATCATCAATATATTCAAAGAAATATTCTTGTACAGCTTCTATATACTCATCTGACAATTTAAAATCTAACACGCCATCAGGCATAGGAACATTTTTTGTTCCCACTTTATTAATTAAGTCATAACCAGTATCTGGAAATCTTCTACCAAATGCAAATGTTGGTGATGCAGATGACAATGATTGTAATTCTGGTATACCATACTCTGCACTATCTTGTAAGACACCTAATGCTTTTCTTACAGGCATAGGTAACTTTTCATTTAATCCTTGTAATTTTTGATTTTGAAATTCTAGTGGTCTAGTTATTTTATATGGACCAACTAAAGATGTTTCTGGTGTATATCCCAATGCTCTAGCTAATGCACCATTTGCATCATTTAATAAGAACCTAAGAAATTTTAAAGGACTTCTAAATGCAGACCTGACACCTAATAACGCTGCTCTTAAATGTCCATCTACTGTAAGTTTTGCTGGATAAGAAAATCTACCTAACAACTGTAGTGGGTAAAATACACCTCTTACTAATCCAAATGTTCCTTTTTCTATAGCTGACAAAGCCCCTTCTTGACCTTTAAACAATATTCCTGGGTCTCCTAGACCTTTAGCAATAGCTGCTATCTCTGCACCCATAGGAGTCTCTTCATCCCAAAAAGTTCCTCGTTTACCATCTTCAAATGCTTTTCTAGCTTTATCAAATACTTTATCAATACCTTCTTTTTCAATCAATGCTTTAGCTCTTAATCTTCTTCTTTGTGATGTAGTTTTAATTATTCCTACTACATCTGGTATCTCTATGCTGTAACCTCTAAATTGATTTAAAAGTTCTATAGAGTGTTGAGTAAATTCTTGTGGTACTTCTATACCTTCTACTTGTCCAGCAAATTGTTTTCTTGTAAGTACATCTATTTCCTCTACTGGGTAAAACATATCTGTTCTTGATGGTGTTACGAAATCAGCTGTATCATCACTAAACATTCTTGGACCTTGTTTCATTTTTCCAAAAAACTCTGTTATTTCTCCATCTGATAATCCATACAAATACCTAAGTTGTAATGCACCCTCTGTTCTGAGCAAACCATCATAATAAATATCTTGTGCTTTTGTGTACAGACCTTCGTCTACTGCATCATAAAAATCTATTAACAACTTGTTTAAACGAGTTTCTGGTACTTTAAATACATTTCCAACTCTTGAAAATATAACAGCAGCTTCTTGTATGTTTCTTAAATCTATTTGTCCACGATTAGGTAATCTTACATCAGTACCATTAATTAATTCTTTAAGTGTTCCACCTCTTCTGCCTGTTGCAGTAATACTATTATCTAAATCTTTATCTCCAAATGCTCTAATTAAATTATCTGATATAACTTTTGCTTGTATTCTAAATTGACCTGTTTTACCTAGCGAAGATTTTCCAAACACCATATCTGATACATATTGTTTATTAAATCCATCTACAAGACTTTCTTTAATAATTGCAGGGTCAGTTGCATCAGCTATAGTCTTTGCAAACTTATGATTAAATCCTGAGTTAATCATATTTAAAAATGTAGGTTGATTTGAATTGTTAGCTTCTACAAGAACAGTAGATATACCATCTAGTATCTCATCATTGTTTTGCCAAAACTCTGCTACAGTTCCACCTTCATCAATAAATCTTTTCATTTCTTTTTGTGCACCAGCAAGTACTTCATCAAATTTCTCTGGAACTTTACCTCCCATTCCTACACCTTTAGCAGCCATAACAACTGGGTCTGTAAAATACATAGCAACTAAATTCATAGCACCACCCATAATTCCTGCTATACCTTTGTTAGGTTCAAATGCTATCTTAGTTAATTCTTCATCTCTTTCATCTTCTAATTCATCAACAAGTTTATTTTTTTGTGTAATAGATATTTGACCTGTATCAAATGCTTGTTCTGCTTGTAATATTTTTAAATCATATAGTTCCTGTGTTTCTTCATAAATTACATTTTCAGGTGCATATCTACCTGGCATATTTCCTGTAACTAAGTAACTAGCAAAATCTCCTAGGTTGGAAGATATTTGTGCTTTTTCATAACCTTCTCTTAACTTTCTATTTTCTGCTACTGGTGTAGATTCACCTAATATATTTAATAAAGGATTTGTTGCTGTTTCTTCTGTAACAATGTCATACCAGTTATTTAAAGCTAAACTAGCTTTTTCTGTTTGTGTGAGTTCTCTTTGCAATTCTTTTTCTTGTATTCGTATTTCATCAAGAGTATTTTCTTTTGTTGCTGCGATAGCAGCTTCTATATCAGTTTTCTGAAGGTATCCTTCTCCATCAGCATCTACTACACCTTGTGTAGCTAACCATGATTTTGTGTTTTCGTTTACATCTTTGATTGATTCCATTCCTGTATCTAAACCAAAAAGATTTAATAATGATTCACTACCTGCATCATTTAATTTAGAAAGCATTCTTGAAAATGCTCGTACTTGTATTCCTTTTACTTTCCATTCATCTTGGTTTTCATTACGACCTTTTTTTTCAAACTCAATTATGTCTTGTCTAGTAAGACCATCTTCAGCAAGTATTTCTTCTTCTATCTCAAAATAAACATTAGCTGCATTATTGACACCTCCTCTTTGTAAAACATCAAAAATACTATTAAGAGCCATAAAAAGAGTGCCTGTCATAAACTTATTACCTTTGTCGTAACCTAAATCTTTGCTTGTTTGTTCTAGTATCTTATTGTTATCACGAACTATTTTTTGTACTTTCTTTAGATAATCTGTAATAGCATTTGGTTTGCCATTAGTTAAATTAACTTGTATAGGTTTAGTAGTTTTATATAAGTCATAATATTGTTCTGGTGTAACATCTAGCTCTGCTGCTGATACTACTAACTCATCCATTTCTAATGAGTTTAAATCTTTTAAGTCTTGGAAGTTTTGAGTAAGTGCATCTAAATCAGTATTAGCTTTAGTAGCATCTTTCTTTTTAGTATATGCAATACTTTCGTTTTGTTTCTCAAAGAAGTCTTTGTTCCATTTATGATAAATGCTCATTAGAACCTTTGAGTAGTTACTGGTGCTTTTTCCTTAATTAACTCTATAAGTATTTGAGTATCTGAACCTACTGGCAAACTAACTGTTTGTTGTGGGTTACTATCAAATGTTCCTGATTCATCTTGCCTTTCAGTACCTTTAGCAAATATATCTTCTGGTGTATATTGCATAGGTGTTCCACCTTGTGGCAACGCTTCTGTTGTAGGAGGTTGACCTACTGCAGCTATCTGTTCTTCTTGTTGTTTGTATCCACCAAATTCATCAGAACCTGGTATAGGTTTTAAAACTACATCTTGATATGCTCCATCTATTTTAGGTTTTCTACCACCTGGCATTGTTATCATCCTCATCTGGTTCTTCTATTTCAAACCCCATACTTATACTAAACCATACACCAGGTAATGGTGTAGGTAAAATAAATGCACCTAAAGGAACATCCCCTTGTACAAATAAATCTCTAACCATTGTTGAGTCAGATTCTATTTCTGGAATATCCCAATCTTCGTTGTTTATAATATTAAAAAATCTTGCATTGACATCTGCTGGGTTCTTAGCCAAGAGGTCCTCCTGGTGGGAGTCCTGGTCCTGCTGCTAATTGTTCAGGTGGTAATCCTCCACCTAGTTGTGCTAAAACAGAAGCAATATCTGGTTCACCTTGTGGAACCTGTGGTCCACCTGCACCACCTAAAGCAGCTTCTTGTGGTGTCATTTCTGGTTCTTCTGGTGTATAAAACTTATCAAGTATCTCTGACATATTTTGTGGGTTTTTTCTTATCTCTATAGCTGCCATAGTTGCTTTACTATCTCCCTGTGCAGCTTGTGCCATTAATGATTCAAATAATACATTCTCTGCTTTTTCAGAGTTAACTCTGTTTTGCACTTGGGATATATTATCTATACCATCAAGGTTTTCTTGTAATGTTTGCATATCTATTACGCCTTGTTGTTTTAGTTGCAGCCCTGTTATTATTTTTTGTGGTTCATCAAATCCTGCCATAACACCATAGACTCTTCTAGTCTTGTACATTTCAGCAATATCTGTTCCTGGGTCATAAGATTCTTTAAATGCAGTTCCTTTTCTAAATCCTGCAATAGGTTTTCTTTGACCTTTATACATAATCTCATCCCACTCTAATCTTTTAGCATCTACTTCTTCTAGTGCATCAACTAATACTGTTTGATATTCTCTCACATGTAATGATGCTGATTGTCCTAGTTCTTCTAATCCTCTACCAGTAACAAAAGCATTAGGACTTTGTCCATCATCAGATACTGGATAAGACGCACCAAGTCTTAAATGTCTTTCAAGTCTATCTATTTGTTGAAACAACTGATAAGGCAAATTATTAGTTGGTTTGCTCACTTGCGAACCAGGTGTCAAGTAATTGACAGCGAATCTACCTTTTCTATATTGTCCAGATTCTATCTCGCCAATGATGTTGGTTTCTGTGAACACAGCATCTTCCATAGCAATAACAGATAGAACATTAATTTTTGCCATATTTGACATCAAGCCAATTACATGATGAAACTGACTTTGCATTTGGTCAAAGCTGTAACGCTTTGCTATGACAAATCTTGGTCCTGATTTAAGAGGGTTAGGAATGAAATCTAATATTATTCTATTTTCAGGTAAGAACACATAAGTACCTTCGTTGTCATAATATTCTGCAACTACTTTACCTGTACCATCTGCGTTAGCCCATCCTTCATCATAACTAGAAGCATACGCCATAGTATTATATTCTGTACTTACTTCATCAAGTATTACATTTTTGTGTTTTGGATACATCTCTGCAAGTGTTTTATGAGGTACTCTTTGTACTACAGCCAACTCTGTTGGTTGTTGGTCTACGCCAAAGTATCCTGGATAACATAGATAAGGGTCTCTTATCTCTGCTACTGGATATGGTATTCCATTAGCATCTTTTTTTTCTTTTAGTATCCATACAGCAAAACCATAACCAGGTAACCACCTACCTATTTGTGGTAGTTGTTTTTCTAGTTTTTGCATATCATCATACGCATGTACGATTCTCTCTAGTTTCTCTGCTCTCTTAGTAGCTCTCTCTGAATCTTTATCATTGTATATATCTACTTTTAAATCTGGGGCTCTTCCTAATTTTTGTGCGAATCTTTCTAATGCAGACATCAACAAGTTAGGTGCTGGTAATTGTTTGTAGTCCATATCACGCATATCTTTACCTAGTAATGCTTTTAATCCATCTGCACCACCATTCATGATTGCTCTTATGTTTGCTTTATCAGATACAAAATCTGAGTGCATAGCTCTAAGTTCATACACTCTTGAATAAAGCTCGTCAACTGTTTTCATGTTCTCCAAACATCTATATCTATGTCTAGCCCTGAGTATCCACTAAAGCTAGGTTCATATTCCATACCCATTGTAGCAAGTCTTTCCTTTTGTAAACGCCTTATTGTTTTCATTGGAAACCAACTTGCCATAACTAAATCAGATTTCTGTCCAACGCTTCTACTCTTGTTTTGTGCAGAACTAAAATATACTAACTGACTTGTATATAAGTTTACCTTTTCTTGTGCTTCAAAGCTACGATAAGGTAAATTAATTAGCTTTTGTTCAAACAGTGGTCTCATAGCTGTAACACCATATACTGGGTCATGCTTATTACCATAAGTTTGCGTACCTTCTAAAAAGATACCATGCTTACCTGCGAACTCTCTAATTGATTTATCTTGTCGTATCGCTCTTTGAAATCCATTCTCTTCAATAACCCAGTGTGCTAAGTTATATTTTTGAAACCAACTCTTTATTATTTCTAATGCTACTGGAATACCTCCACCTAAACTATTCTCCATATCTATCATAAATAGTTTATCTGTCTGTTGGTCATACCCCCACAAAAACGCAGCTTGGTATCCTGTTGACGCAGGGTCAAGTCCTGCAATAAGTCTGACATTATTTGGTATGTGTCCTATGTCTCTGTTTTGGTCTCTACATTCTTCTATCTCTGGTCTGTCAAATAAACTCATACCATCTGGCATAGCTACATTAAGATACACCATCTCATAGATTGCTCTACCACCTGTAGTCTCTGCAGCTTTCTTTCTATCCATAAGCCATTTGTATGTTCTCTTCTTAGCCCACAACATACACTCTTGATGTGCGTCATTATCCCAATCAGATTTTGTACAAGCAGTATCATGTGCTTCTTCTACAATAGTTAACCATGATTCGTTGTCTAACAAATGTGAATACAAATCGTCATAGTGTTGTCTTGAACCTATTACAACCATAGCTGTATGTTCCTCTTTACGACTTGATAATGTTGTAGTCCACCAGTTTCTTGTGTTATCTCTTGATGCAGGTTGCATAGTAGAACTGTGGTCCTCAATGTCATCTGCAATAATTATGTCACAGTCTCTTGATAAAATTTTACCACCTCTACCAATACCTACCATAGTAGGAGATTTAATACCAGTAACAGTACGAGTACCAACAGTAAAACCATTCTGTGACCAAGACTTACCAGTTCTACTTGTAGGTTTAAACTTAGGTCCAGGTCCACATATCTCTTCTATTAATAATTCGTTACTCTCTAGTTGGTCAAGTACAGAACTGACTGCGTTCTTTGAAATCTCTTCGTTACCACCAACCCATAATATTCTTATGTTTGGTTTTGTGCATATTAACCATACTGCAAAATGTATTAACAAATCAGTTTTACCATGTCGTGGTGGTGATAATATCATTTGCTGATTACCATGCTCTATTGCTTCTAAGATAGAATTAATCCATTTGATGTGAAAGTCTGGTGTTTCGTATGGGTCGCCTGTTTCTGTTTGAAAATATCTGTCTCTAAAATTTCTAAAGTCTTCTAGTGATTTCTCTGCTACCTGTGGTAACTCCCAGGTCTTTCTTGCTTCTTCTTGTTCTAAATCTTCTATGTATGCTTGATACGCCATAGATACTGCTGCTACAGAAGTTTCAAGTATCTTTGCTACATCTTTTATAGTTGTTTTTTCTCTAAGTATATCTTTACCTAAACCTGATTCTTTGAGGTCATTATAAACTACACCTCTACGACTTTGTACATTTTGTTTACTAGGTATAACTAATTCGTCTTCTGTTTGAATCCATTCAACACCTTTAGCTTTAGCTCTTTTCTTTTGTGTTTGTATTCTGTTAGCACATCTATCGCTACAATATTTTGTACGCTTACCACTAAGAACTCTTTTACATCCTGCAGCGTAACATAATTTTCTATCTGACATAACCAGTACATTCTTTATTTTTACACTTCATGTTGTCCTTGGGTAGTAACACCTCTCCACATTTTGGACAGGGTATAGTAATGGTCAATTATTTTTTCTTCTTTTTAGGAAAGCCTTTTTTCATGTTAGCGTAAGCCTTTGGACTAATTGTAGAATTCTTTTTAGACCTACTTGTTCCTGCTTTTTTACGCTTGTTCATGTTGTAATATAAACCTTTTTTAGCTGCCATAACTTATCCTTACCACATTTTACAAGACCAATATCTTGGACTTGTTTTATCTTTTGCTGTATCACATTTATGTCTTGCTCTAAATGATTTTCTAGCTTCTGGGTTATCTTTACGAATCTCCATGTTGGGGTCTCCAAACATAACCTTTTTAACTTTGCCACCATCCTGTACAAAGACTTTAAACTTTTTACGACCATGACCTGGCTCACCCTTACCAATCCTAGAAGGACTGTTGAGTTTGACAGATTTACCTTGATATTCAGCCATACTTACTTCTTTTTCTTTTTACCTTTTTTGGATTTCTTCTTCATCCCTTTTGGGTAGCCTATACCTTTTGGCATATTAACTCCTAACTTATAATCTTTATAATAACACAAAACGCCACACATGGTGGCGTTCTGTTCGTACAGTTGTCCAAACTGTTATGAAAAATATAACAATCCACAAAAACATTTCTCTATTACACTGTACACCACATACTGTTTCCTAGATGAAAAGTTTTCCTTTCTTATTATAAATAGAAGCGTATCCTCATACGCTGCCCCTGGATTTTCCAGGTATAAGTACTATAGTACGCCCCCTGATTTAGTAGTGAAAAAAATTTTTTATATATGCCCTCTGTTGCAGTCGTAACATAGATTAGTTTTGCCATCAAGTAAAGTAACCTTGTAGCAGGATTCACAAGTGTATTGGTCCTTTGATTTGCTCATTCTTCTTCAAACTCTCTGCAACCTACACACATACCTTCAATGAGCTCATCCTCCCAGTAGGGATGTAAGCATATATCACAATCAGTAACATAAATGAAATCCATGTTTGTATCCTAACAGATAAACCCTCTATTGCTAGAGGGTCTATACTGAACAAACAATCAGGAGGGTTTCCTGAAGCTACGAATGTAGCATAAACATTATATCACATTAATTATTTAATAGATAAAAAAAGGGGGGTTACAAGGTGTAGGCGAAAGGAGGAAACTCCTACTTGTAATACGCAACCCCCTAAAGTAATACTACCATTAAATCTTGTGGTATGATAAGATACAGATAACAAGCAAGAGGTTCTTCCTGCTTTAAGAAAAGAACCTTTGACAATATACAGTCAATCAAGTGGATTAGCAGGACCATGGTAACTAGCGTAATAGGCTATTACTTCACACATTTAAATGTTCACTATATAGTTCATTCTGGTTTTTGGGAGGGAGTGACACAGGGTTAGCTGTACTCATTCATAGTTTTAATAGACTTACTTTTAAAAAGTAATACTATATCTAGTAACAAATGGTACACCACAATATGTAGTACCACTATATCTTGTACCTACTTAACAGCATATATCTAAGGGGTACATCAACTGTAACTATGGGGTGCAGATTAAACCCCCCCAATGTTATATGCCTATATTATTGGTGTACCCAGTATAAGAATAATTCAGTATGACTAAGACTGTTTAAACAATTACCTAGGTATGAATAACTATTGACTAGGTTTGTACCAGATTAATTTTAAACAAAGAGGGGGTAGCCCATTAATTAATATCCAGTATTTAATATCCAGTGAATAAGAAAGAAGCTGGAAGAGTGGGAAAAAATAATTAAAAGAAATACACAGTTTAAACAGAGGTTGTCTTATAATGGACTCATGACATATACAGTAGACCACCCACTACATATAGTGGTAGCGACATCTAGTAGGTCCTTAACAAGAGGAGACCAAATGACTAACCTACCAATAAGTGGAATAATACTAAGTAGACGACCTAAGCGAGTTGAATGACCATGAGCTTGAAGTCCTATCTAATTCAGTTAGAGAACAGAAGGATGCGAGACAGAAAAGATTCATGAGCCAATTCCATGCAGGTATGCCAATAGCTATTACAACTGCTAGTGGAGAGACTTACCCAGCTTATATCTACAAGACTAAGAAAGCATCCATAGATTACAAATACACTGTGGATTCTGATTATGTAGAATCATATCAAGCTATGAGAACAGTTACAGAGAAAGACCTAAGAACACTGGGTAGAAGTTGGATACATCAATCCAGCAGTTCCTTCATCCTTTGAAGGTAAAGATACTTATAACTTCAAGGTGGTAACTACTGGCTAGAGTTATAATATTCTAGGAGGGTGTTTAAACAGGCACCCTTTAGGAATCTTATAAGATTCAAACAAACAAAGAAAGAGGGAAACGAAATGACTACTAAGAAAAAAACACTGAATGCAAAAGATTATCCAGCATGGGTAAGTGAGTTAAAAGTAAGTAAGAAATCTCCTGAAGATTATCTGACTTCATTCGCTAACTGGTGTGTGAAGTATGCCATCAAGAATGGTGTTGGAGATACTGATAATCTAGGAGATAAGTTAAGCGTTCACATATCTAATACCAGAGGAAGAAAAACTACTAGTAATCACAATCAAGGTAAAGCAATAGGATTATGTTACTCAACTGAATACTCTGAAGGTAATAGCATAAGAAGAATAGAGATAGATAGAGAGACCAGCGACCCACTTCAGGTCTTACAGATTGTTGCCCATGAAGTAAGTCATGCAGTGTTAGATGCTGGTGTAGGTCACAAGGGTAAATTTGTTGATGCAGTTTACTCAGTGTTTAAACTGGGAGGTATTCCAACTGCCACTACTGTAACAGAGGAGTTCACTGAACTGATTCAATCATGGCTAGAGAAAGCTGGGAGCTATCCATATATTAAGTTTGTTGATGTACAAAGAAAGCAAACTACAAGAATGGTTAAGCTCTACTGTCCAGATGTAGAATGTGATGGAGCAACTAAGAAATCTATAGAGCAAGGTCAAGGTACAATCTTTAGACTTTCATCATCTGTGGTAGACAAGAATGATTACTTCTTCTGCCCAGTGTGTATGAACAGAGCTTATGTAGATTCTCCAGTTCTTACTAACATCTATGTTTAAACAACTATAACACTATCCCCCTAGTGTGCGAGAGCCCCAGAGAAATCTGGGGTTTTTGTTTATGCCTAAGCCCACGATACAGAGGATTTAAGAGCACCATATTGATTGTGGAACTGACACCCATAGTTGTCATATACTATTGACACAGAGCAAATAAGGACACACAATATATAGTATGTTATTTCTTACCCTGTTTAAACAGAGAGAAAATCAATAGGTGTTTAAACAAGTCAAGAACTATTATTAAAATAATTGTAAATAGATGTTGTATAAATCTGATAGGTAGTAATGTAGGTAATAGTTAATGAACGATATTCATTGGCTCCTTTAGTTAGGAGGATGGAGAGGAATGTTACTAAGGTTGCGAAGTCTAGTGCAGAAATGTTAGCTAGATATAAAGTGCATATAAACAGATTAGTTCCAGTTTGCACCACTAACTCTCCAGATTCCTTGAAGGTAAACAAACAAGAAAGAGGTAAACAATGAGTGAGATTAAAGAAACAATTACGAAAGGACAGGCAGTAGATATTGCAGATGCAAATATCTATAACGCTTCTGATAAAGCAGTGTCTCTATCAGGTAATAAAGAAAGAGAAGGACATAGTGCAGTAGTACATGTTCCAAAGAGAGAGGTAGACTTTGATGCTGACTTAGATTTTCTAAGTGTAGATGTCAATGGTGTCCATTCATATAGAGATGAGTTGTTTAAACAACGAGTCAAGGTAACAGATAGTAGATACGAAGAGGGTGTCCAAGTATATGGTTACGCTTGTAAGACTACAAGAAGTGATAACAACAGAAAAAGCTATGAAGATTCTTATTTCTCTATTGGTTTCAAGAACAGAGAACAAGTTATACAGTTCGCTAACAAATGTTTAGACATGTTGTTAGTAGTAGAAGAAACCAAAGCACTTGAAGAAAGATATGGAGGACAGTGGTGCGACCATCCAGATGCACTAGCTCACTTCCCAAGTCTATTAGAACAAACCAGATGCAAGACTGGTAGATACTATTGGGATAGTAGTTTAAACAAGGCAGTAGAAATTAATAAGTCTACTGACCCAGATATTCTGGAAGCACACCAAGACTTCAACACTGATGAGGATGGTAACTTCACGCAAGACTGGACTAACGATAACGCAGAAGAATTGTTAGCAGGAATGGAAGAAGGTATCAAGTCTGGCTGGGATAATGATAACTTCAATGGTATCAGGGTAGCTGACTTACAGACTGGTGTTGGTAGCTATGGAGCAGGACAAGGTATCGTAAGAAGCAAAGGTAAAGACCCAGCAGATAAAAGAAAGAAGCAGTGGACAACAACATTCTATTACACAGATGGAACTACTGATACAAGGATAGGTTACTGGGAGAGACACTCCCATGGAAATGTCCAGAGATTAGAGTGGAAGGAATAAAAGTAAGGAGTAGCAGGGAGATGTGCAACACCATCTCCCTGACTGTTTAAACAAGGAGTAAACATGGCGATAAATAAAAAAGATAACAAAGTAAGTGAGATAACAAAAGAAGTACAAAGTAGTTACGACTTTTTAGAGCAAGGATATCACATGCTATCCAGTTCTAAATTAAAAGATAACAACGAACTTGATAACAAATTCTACGACCTTATGACTTCTATTGAGGAGCTGAAGGATGAAGTAGAACTACTAGAGGAGGATGAGTAATGGCTAATCAAATTAAATCTTTTCAAGGATATGTGAATCAATCTTTGATGGATGCAGGTCAACATAAACCAAATGACTACTTAATAATAATGACTAGGTTGTTTAAACAAGGACACTTAAACATGGAGCAGGTCTTTATGTTTATGAGAACCCTAGTTAGAAACCATAAGCTACAAGCCTATAGAAAATATCTAGACGCCAACTACGATATGAGAAGACAACTCATAGAAACAGTAGAGTATGGATGGATAACAAAAGATGGCGAGTATACAGAGCACTGTTTAAACAAGCTAAAAGAATTAGGATATGGAGAAACTTTAGGCGAGTCAACAGTAAAGGAGGAGGAGTAATGGTAGCACACCCAACAATATGGATAGAGGGAACTCTTACTATAAATGGTAAAGAGTATCCATTCGCAGTTGATAATGATAGTGACAGTGGATTTGACCATGATGGATTCAGTTCACAAGCGTATAACATTGTTAATGATTTGAATGATTTAGTTAGCAAGATGGAGCTTTATAAATCATTGATAGATGACACAATAATAGAGGAGTTAGAGGGTGTGTTTAAATGTGATGAACATACTGAAGATGTATTGGTAAAAAAATATGATGACTTATACAAAAGAGTAATCACAATATTAAAGAAGATGCAGAATGATGTTCGCAGTAACGACTAAAGAATGTATCCATTGTAGGAAGACAGGTAGCGTAATGGTGGACTCAGAAAAGTACATTGAGTTTACCCAGACACCAAGACATCAACGCAGATTGATACAAGATATATTTCCTGAACAGAGCAGAGCAGAGAGAGAGCAACTGTTAACTGGTGTACATCCAGAATGTTTTGAAGATATGTTTAGAGGAGAAGGAGAATAAATACATACATGTTTAAACAAGGTGGGAGCTTTCTTTGTTTACTTCTACCTTGTACCTCAACAGTAGTTTACAATAGAGAAAATAAGGACTAAGATTAAATAGGAGATTACATAGGAGAACTATGATTTATCAAGTACAAAGTACAAGTGTTTATGGTGGTACTGTGACATGGCAGTACGACAATGAACATGATGCGAAGTGCAAGGTAAGGGAACTCAAAGACTTAGGTGGTATGTTTATCGTTAGGTTAATTGAGATTCCAATAGAACAACAAGTAGTTTAAACAACTATCAATAAGAAGGAGGAAGTATGCCAAATGGCAAAGGGGGATTCTTTACCCCAGAAAATCTAAAGAAGTGGAGTATGGATTTATCTAACGCCTGTGGAGGAGCAGTAGTTATTAAGTCCAAGGTGTTGAGGAAGCCAGAACCAAGAGTTGCAAACATATTACTAGAGGAATTCGTAGTTGCTTATAATGAACAGTTAGTAATTATGAATGAAGAAAGTAAGGAGGAAGAAGAGTAATGGAATTATTTATATGGATACCAATAATGCTAACGACTATAACATTCTTAATTGTTCTAGTGTTGGTACTGGTTGCACACATACTAACTAATAAACCAATGAGGGTTATCAGTTTAAACAATGATGCAATAGATTTTATTGATGAGTTACAAATAGATATTTATGAGGAGGACTATGATATTACAGACAATTAATGATAAAGATATTACTGGTGTAGAGGGCAAGGTATCCTACGCTAATGGTGTTGAGATGGCGTTTCATCACATACCAGAAGGTAAACATGAGGACAGAATAAACGCATTAACACTACAAATAAATACTGCTAGAGAGATTGAAAAGAATCTGTCTCTACAAAGAGCTAGACTATTAGAATATATTGTAGAAGAAAAGAAGCTATCAGTTATACAGTGTGCAAACATTATGAAGGTAAGTAGACAAAGAGTATATAAGATAATTGAATCTAACAAAGACAAACAGGAGGAAGAATAATGGCTAAGTACGACCCAGATAAATATGAAACAGTAGAAGATAGATTAAAAAAATTCTGGAAGGATAACCCAGATGCAAGAATATCTACAGAGATACTACACATAACACAAGATGGTACTTGTGTCACTATTAAAGCAGAGGTGTTTAAACAGGAAGAAGATGCACGACCAGTTGCAACAGGTATAGCACAAGAAACTAAAGGACAAGGTGGATTCGCTAACGCTGATGCATGGATGGAGAACTGTGAAACAAGTGCGATAGGTAGAGCGTTGGCTAACTGGAAGTACCAAGGTAGCAACAAGGCTAGACCAAGCAAAGAAGAGATGTCTAAAGTGGGTGCTCAAAACAAAGTACAAGTTACTAAGGTTGACAATCGTAAGAAAGAAAACAAACCTAGTGATGAGAGCCTGTCTAGTTTAGAAGAAGCTAAGGCAAAGTTTGATGAAGACATTGGAGTTAATAAAGAAGTTACCTCTAGTAACGCAAGTCAAATAGCCAAGCTAATTGCAGGATGGGGATTGCCTAAAGCTACAGAAGATGAAGTAAAGAAGCAATCTTTTAATGAATTTATTGGAGCAGGACACAGTAAAGATGTAGAGAGTTGGGATAACGATACCATTGGAGCGTACTTAGATTTGTTTGAATCTATTGCAAACGAACAACCTATACCTTCTGATGTAAAGATTGTTGAGGATGTATTTGGAGAAGTCAAGGACCTAACTAAAGCCTGTCCTGATTGTGGTGCGACTGAGTGGATAGAGGACAACAGACAGAAGAAACAAGATGAACCAGAAAAGTTTGGTAAGATACCAAGCTGGAGTTGTAACAAGTATCCAGCTGGTGGTAAGAATGGTTGTGGTTGGACTGGATGGGGAGATACTGACTGCCCAACAGAATGGCTCTAGAAGATAACAATATATCAATTAATCTGGATAAGTTAAAAGACAAGTTAAAGAAACGCTATCCAGATTATAACTTTGATATACAACCAGAGCCAGATACACGACACAAGTCGCCATTCATTTGTAAAGACAATGATATATTTTATACAGATGCAGAGGGTAATAGATATTGTGGAGCAAGATACAAGCATGTAGAAGATGACAATATATACAAGTGGGAGTACAGAGTTTGTCATGCACTGGTAGAAAAAGCAGACCAAGGTGCAGACCAAGATGAACTCCCATTTTAAAATGGAACAAAGCGATAGACCATATCAAGATAGAGTTAAAGATAAAGTAGGCAAGGAAGCAGAAGATAACTTTGAAATCTATCTAACACAACTAGGGTTAGTCAAACAAAAACAATGGATGAAGACTGGCACTAGCCCATGGGAACATGAGATGCCACTGTTCTGGTTGTACACATTCATAGCAGTTAATCCAGACTACCTAGTGTACATTCAAAACGAACTACGATTGTGTGAAGTTAAAGGTACAACTAAGTTAAAGCTAGATGACTACCAAAAGCTATATCAAATGCACGAAAAGACTAGGTTGTTTAAACAAGTAGATGTTGGTATATATTATTACAACAGTTTTTATAAAGGTTTTAAATGGATACCATTTGTTCAAGTACAAGAAATGTGGAACGAAATGAAACACTGGGGAACATATCCTGAAAAAGATTTCCAAGGTAACCCTAAGTTGTTTAAACAACTACCCTTTAATCGTTTATAAAGGGCAATAATTATCCCATCCCTTGTCACTTATAGTGAAAGTCAGGACTCCAGGGTGTGACCACAGTCCAGTTTGTGCAGTAAAGTCTATGCTCTGGTCTATTGATGGTGCTTGAAACCAAGTTCTATCACCTTGTTGTTTCATTCTTAGGTGATGGTAATGAGCAGTTACTAAAATCTCTGCATCTCCTACTGGTAGCCACCCATACATTTGACCCTTCCACCACTTCTCAATCTTAGCTTCTGGATTACCACTACCACCTCCAGTCATGTGACCATGCGTAAAGGCAACTGTCTTACCCTTTACCATTATCGTTTGATGAAAGCCAGTAGGCACATTTACTTCTACCTTTCCATATCTTTCTGGGTTAGCCTTCATAATCTCTTCACATATCTGTAAGTGCATTGTGTCAGAGTTATCTAATCTGTTTGTAGATACTTGTCCTTTACTTGTTCTTGACATCTCACCATGATTACCAGGAACACCTGCCAAGATTAACTTAGGTGCGTGAGGTAGGAAGGTATCAATCGTCTTCATTATCATTGACCTTGCTAATGCGTATTGTTCAATCAGTGACAAAGAAACATTGTGTGGTTGGCTTTCAAAGAAAAAAGGCGTACAGTTTTCTGTGAGGTCACCTAAACCTACCATATAGATTTCATCTATTTGTACTCCAAGTTTACGCAGGTCTTTAATCCTGTTCACACCATCTTGTAACGCCCTGTCGTATCTGTTGATAGTGTTCTCAACTCCATAATCTTTTTTTCCAAGTTGCCAGTCACTCATAAACCACATGAACGCAGTGTCACCTGGGTTAAACTTCTTAGTTATAGGAGGTTTCTTCTTAGCTTGTTTAAACAAGGCTTGAAAATATTTGTCATGTCCTGGCTTTTTCTTTTTGACTATACCTTTAAACGCATAAAAGGTTTCTGTCGCACCACCTTTAAGTTGTACATTCCAACTAGAAGCACGAACACTACCTTCTATCTGGTAATGTTTAGGGTCAAATCCCCATTCTTTAAGTATGGAATCTAGTTTGTTTCTGTAGTGTGGGTCTGTTCCAACATGTGTGATTTCGCCCATGCCAGTCTGTTCATTGACTTCTAATCCTGGTTGCCATCCAGTCTTATAGAAATTATTTCCCCACTCTTCTGGTACTTTAGGCATTCTATCCTCCTTTGCCCTGTTAATCTCAGTATACAGGAGCAGTGTGATAGTTTTTTATTTAGATATTTTTTTCTTTGCGAACTCTTTGACTACTACTAATGCAGAAGAACCACCTGCGATTGCAGCTAATTGTAAAGCGTTAGCATCTACACCTACTAAAGGTGAGATAGTTAAAGCACCTATAAATGCTTCAATAAATGTCCAAACAGTTTTCTCAATCATTGATTTTATATCATCATTCATTGTATTAATTTTCCTAACTTTAATTTTCTTTCTATACTCTCTAGTTTAGTAAAGATGTCATCAAGTTTCATGTAGTCTTTAGGTTTGTTATCTTCACCATCAAGGTTTATCTTTGTATATTCTATGGTGACATCATCACCTTTAAGTATTGCACCAGATACTTTAGGATAAAGTTTCTTGTAAGCGTTAGCACTACTGCCAACCATACCATTAAAGTTTACATCTAAATCTTGTTGTGAGTCACCAATTATCAAACAACCACTGGTGTGTTCATCTGTGTTACCTTGGTGGATAAGTATATATTCAAAGCCTGGTACATCTTGTAACCACAACATACCTCTATGAAAGGTAGGATACTTCTTGGTGTAACGAGTATTGAATCCACCAACTGTCCTAAGTTTAAGTTTGTATGTGCCTTCTGGTATGCAGGTTTCGTGCATAACTTTGACTGCTTGATACTGGTCCTCTAAAGTATAACACTCAAACTTACCATCAATAAACAGCATCCCATTAGTTGCATCCTTACCAAATTGTGTCCTGACTACTTGTAATTTCATACCTTTATCTTAGTGGCTATGGTTGTTAGCTTCAAGGTATGCCAGTCTAGTTTTTAAATCGTTAAGTTCCCACATACTATTGTTAACAGTTTGTACTTGTGTTTCTACCCTAGTCAAAGAATCATTGAGGTCTTGGTACTCCCACTTTTCTAGTAAGTAATATCTATCTAAATCAAACCCACCATCTCTAACCTGTTGCTCTAAGTTATATAAGTTAGCTTGTAGTGTAGCCATTTCTTCATTAAACCTACCAACATTTTGTGCTGCCATTTCTAATTGCATTATCTTTTCATACAGTACAGCTATATCATTCTGTACATAAGTGCTATCTTTGAGAGTTACAAATTCATACTCAATGTTATTCATCCTCTCATCAATTCCTGTAAGAGTTATAAGTACAGCGTTAAGAGATTGAATACCTGCACCAACAGAGGACATAAGAGCTATACCTGTAACAACTAAACCTAGATTATCTTTAAGTTTTTTAAACACTACTTACCTATTGGACAAGTGTTGCACATACCAGTACATAATCCACAAATCATTATCCACCTATCTTCCAGATTATCTCTGTAATCTCTGAATCAATATTCTGTATGATGTTCAATACATCACTAAGTTTGTTGTTTGAATTAATAACTTCTACTTGTAAGGCAGTAACTTCTTGTTGTAAATCATTAACTGTTTTAAATAACCAACCAACAAGAGCAGCTAAACCACCTTGTAATACTTGACTTAAATTTACTTGTGCTTTCATATATCCCTACATACTTAGGCTACCAACAATTAATATAACTGTGGCAACTAATCCTAATACTTTATAAAATTCTGATTTATCTAACTTCTCATCTAGCTTCTTATCTATGTCATCTAACTTATCAAATATCATTTGATTCAATTCTTTCTGTGTAAAGCCATTGGAAGCTGTCATTATGGAAGGTCATCTTGTGTTAAGAAATCCCAGTCCTCATCAAAGTCGTGGGCAAGGATTAAAGTTTCAGCTGTTGCAAGATACTTAATTAACTTGTACATTTCTTTGCAACAATAGCCAACAATAAAACCTATTAAATAATCCATAACAAGGATTATATCATACTTGTTTAAACAGGTTTAGGATTATCTGATTTAACTTTAGCTATGTGGTCAGCCCAGGTAGTTGTACCATTGACACCATCCCAGTACTGCATATCTAGTTGGTCTGGAATACTAGGGTATTCATTAGCTCTAGCAGTCTTATAACCATTAGCTTCTTTATCTAATTGTTTAGCTAATTCGTTATCAGCCCAAGTATTTAAAGTTGCTTCTATTTCATCAGCAGTTAAATCTACTTGAACACCATCAACTACTATATGAGTTGGTGCTTCTAGACCTGCTTTAATTTCTTCTATTGATTGTGCCATTTATTTTTTAACCCCATAAATATAAAAATTACCACTTGCTATATTTCCACTTGAAGATACTAGTTTTATACCAGTTGCATTTACACCACCATATCTCGCAGCCCATACTGTAACCCCAAAAGCATTTCCATTACTTGTAGCAGAGAATATTAAATTATTTCCTATTGCTGAACATATACCCTTAGTACCATCATTCATTGTTAAATCAAAACTAAGTTGATGTGCATAACTTCCACCATTACTTCTTAAATTGAACGCAATATCTACTTCACCAGTTTGTGATTGATTTACACCTTCGTATGAAGATGTGTTATTTACACCTTGTAAGTTATACGCTTTATAATATGTTCCAGTAATATTAGCTGGAGTATCTCCACCAGATTGAAAAGTTAATCTTAGTTGTGTGTCATCAGTAGCCATTATTAAATCTTGTATTACTAACTTGTAAGAAGCATAAGTTGTATTATCACGAAAATTATTTAGTTGTACAGCAGCAGAACTACTAGCTGTTGCAGATTTTAATAATACGAAGTTATTATTATCTGTTAATCCACTAATAAAAGAACTAGCAATAGCACCATCTTTAACTAAGACACCATCAATGGTTACACCAGAAGTAGGTGTCTTTTCATCTATTGTATCTACCTTAATTATACTAGACATTATTCAGCCAGTTCTTCCCAAGCTCCTGTGTTCTCATTCCAAACATATTGCTTACCATCATCTGGCATAGCAACTGGTGCTTCCCAACTCCAAGTACTTTCATTAAGTACCCACTGACTATAAGGTTTAGGTGCTATGAATACATCATTAGTTGCATCATAAGTATATCCTATACCTGCATAGTTACCTCTAAAAGGAGTTCCCTCTCCACTGTGTGCATTAGCACTGGTGTTATAGGAAGTTCTTTTACAAGTCTGTCCTCTAAAATCTCCATACCACGCTTCCCAATCAGCAAAGCCATCTGGTAAGTCAGTTGTATTGTCCTCATTGATACCAACAATGACTTCTGTCACTGTGTTGTTATCGTTTATAAATGCGTAATGTGCCATATCTATCTCCTATTATATCAGCTAAATGTGATTGTACCTGTGTTAATTCTTTTCATTATGCCCAGCTCACTGTTCCAGTTGTTTGTATTTCAATGTATTTATCAGTACCATTTGTTTGTTCTCCAGCAGTTGATGATGCACCACCAGCTAATGTGATTGTATAATCATTTGAATATCTAAGGATAACAATTCCAGAACCACCAGTTTTACCACTATAAGCGTTTGTATGTAGTGAAGTACCTCCACCACCACCTCCACCAGTATTTACAGTACCAGCAGAACCAGAACCTTGTGATGAACCAGTTGAATTTTTACCATTACCACCACCACCTTGACCAGTACCACCAGAACCTTGGAAGCCACCACCACCACCACCACCTGCTCTTGTGACTGGTGTTCCAGTTATAGATGATGCAGTACCATTACCACCATTACCACCACTTGTGCCAGAACCATTACCACCATTACCAGCAGAACCCCCACCACCACCAGCAGGAATATTACCAGATGTTCCAATTCTTACACAGTAACCACCATTTTTACCTTGATTTCTAGCACCCATACCTCTTTCGTGAAACCTAACAGCAGCTCCATCATTATAAGCATCTGGGTCTAAAGCAGCACCTTGACCACCACCAGAGCCACCAGGGTGTGGTTTGTCCTCTCCAGAACCTCCACCACCACCACCACCAATAGCAACTACTGTATCAAACTGACTATCTCCTCCATAACCACCTGTACCATTGTACGCATTAGCTCCAGCAGTACCACCACCACCTACTGTTACTGTATAACTTTGTCCAAGAAATACTTTTGATTTAGGTGCAGTAGAACTACCACCACCAGAGTTTTCAGAAGCATAAGAATTAATGTAGCCACCAGCACCACCTCCACCAGAACCACCACCTCTAGCACCAGCAGAACCTCCACCACCAGCTATTACTAAATATGAAACTTCTAATGGGTCAGCACTTCCAACATCTTCCCACGCTGAACCATTGTGTACCTGTACTTTACTGTCTGATGTATTGTAAATCATATCACCAGCAACAGAAGTTAAAGCATTTCTACCAGCTGTATCGTATGACTTTAATCCAAGTGCATTATCTATTGCTACATTGTTCTGGTCATTTGTTGAAATCTTATTTGTTTTTAATTCACTCATTATCCCAATACCCAACTTACTGTTCCAGAAGATTGTATTTCTATATACTTTCTGTTATTTGCAGCATCAGTTTGCTCACCAGCAGAACTTGCAGCACCACCAGCTAATGATATTGTGTAATCACTTGGATAGCTTAAACATATAAAACCAGAACCACCAGCAGTAGCACCACCTGTAATGTTACCACCACCTCTACCTCCACCACCAGTAGATGCAGTTCCACCACCACCATCTGTTTGAGAACCTAAAGTTAAACCACTATAGTTTGCACCACCACCTGCACCACCACCTGCTCTACCTACAGTAGGACCTGTAATTGCACTATCTAAACCATTACCACCAGAGCTTGTCACATCTCCAGAACCTTGTACACCAGAACTACCTGCTCCTCCTCCACCACCACCATAAAATCTTGGGTTAGCATCTCTACCACCACTACCATTAAAACCTTGACCAGATATTCCAGAACCACCACTAGAAGCGTGTCCACCTCCACCACCAGAGCCACCACTAAGACCAGAACTTTGATTAGAATAACCAGCTCCTCCACCACCACTTGATGTAACAGTTGCAAATACAGAAACACTTCCAGTTGCACCAATATTGTGACTACCTGCACCACCACCACCACCTATTGTTACTGTATAGCTTGTACCAGTAGCAAGGAGTAAAGCATCTTCTGATGAACTATTACGACCAGATGTTTCATTGTTATAAGAATTTCTATAACCACCTGCTCCACCACCACCAGAACCTCTAACTCCAAAATAAGAACCACCACCACCACCTGCTATAACAAGATAATCTACACCTAAAGCTGGAATATCTTTCATAATTTTCCAAGCTGTACCATTGTAGTAAAAAGGTGCTGCTTCATCTGTGTCGTATACTATGTCTCCAGCAACTGATGTAAGAGCATTCTTTTGTGCTGTTGTATAGTTTTTAAGCCTTAGTGCATCATCAACTGATACATTGTTACCAGAGTATTTACCTATAGCGTTAGTTTCAAGAGTTGACATTATAAATCATTCCAACTTGTTGAGTAAAATTTTACTTTGTTACTTGTTGTATTGTAATAAATATCTCCTGCTGAACTTACATTAGCAGCAGGGTCAGAAGATAAATTCTTTAAATTTAAAGCACACTGCATAGCAACATTGTTAGTTGTGCTTGTGCTTATTGTGTTTACTTTAACATTAGCCATGTTTAAACAACTACCATTGTTCCATTGTTTGTAACTGTACCTGTGATTGTGATTGGTCCAGCTAAAACAGCTCCTTCATTTGTAGCAACTGTATATGTTGCAGCTTGTGTTTGATGATGTCTAAATATACCACCACTAGTTGTAAGTGCTATACCACCAGCTTCCCAACTACCTACATCTGTACCACTGATGTCATAATCTAAACCTGTACCATCTGTAATAGTTAAGTCTGATGTACCATCAATAAGTGCATTAGCAGAACCAGAAGCTATCTGGTCTGGATTAACTTTATAAACTGTACCACCTGCATCTTCTAAGATAAGTAAGTCATTAGCTGTATTTACTGTAATACTTGTACCATCAGTTAAGTTAGATGGGTCAACTGTAAGACTTGCATCTCCAGTAGTTTGACCACCTGCTAAACCTGAATTAGCTGCAGTGTTTACTGCTGTAATATCTCCTGAACCTTTAGCATTTAATTGTGTTTGTATGTCTGATGTAACCCCATCTAGTCTTTGAAACTCTGCATTACTTACTGAGCCATCTGCAATTTTAGAAGCATCAATAGCAGCAGCAGCTTTGATATTGGCATCTTCAATATTTGTTATTGAGTTACCAGTACCATCTGCATCAATAGTTTTATTTGTAAATGTATCTGTAGATGAAGCTGTTACATCTCCAATCTTAGCATCTAGCTGTGTCTGTATATCTGAAGTTACTCCATCAAGTCTTTGAAACTCTGCGTTACTAACACTTCCATCTGCAATCTTACTTGCATCTATTGCTGCAGCAGATTTGATATTAGCATCTTCAATGTTTGTAATACTGTTTCCTGTGCCATCAGCATCTATTGTTTTGTTAGTTAAAGTGTTTGTAGTAGATGGTGTAATAAATCCACTGTCGTTTGTAAGAGTAGAAATATTATCACTAGGTTGTGTAGCACTATCTGCCAAAGCACCTTGTGCTGATGTAGCTAATCCTGCTTCACTAGCTGTTTGATTTATAAATTCACTTGTTCCATTGTCGTATGCTATTACTTCGTTATCTGCAACTGAAGTAATAGTTACATCATCTAGTTCTGCAAGAGTATCTTTAGTATCTACTTGTGCATCAACATAACTTTTTACAGCTTTAGCTGATGGTATTGTAGTATCAGTACCTGCAACAGAACTTATATCTGTATCTAATACACCTGACTTTAGGTTATCTACTTCAATGTTTTGTACTGTAGCTTCATCTGCGTCTACAGTTATTGTATTGTTAGCACTATCTATTGTTTTATTAGTAAGTGTATCTGTAGAACTTTCAGTAACAACTGTGCTGTCAATATTTATTTGTACTTGATTTCCTGAACCTACAGTTTCAATACCTGTTCCACCTGCAACAGTGAGTGTCTCACTATCTAAATCTATATTTAATGCACCACCACTATCTGCTTGAAAATCTAAGTCTTGTGCAGTAACTGTATCATCTACATATTTTTTAATTGATTGCTGTGTAGCGAGATGTGTAGCACTATCAGATGCCATGTTATCTTCGTCTTTAACTACACCAGTTGCAGTGTTTAAACTGCTACCATCTGTGCTAATAATCTTATCTACTCTGTCATGGATGTCATCAAAGTGTTGTGCTTGTGCTGTTTGTCTAATCTTTGCACCAGCTGCATGAGTTCTTAATCCTCCACCACCAGTGTCAATGTTTCTAGTTACTGTTAAAGTTGTGCCAGATATGTTCGTTACTTTTACATATTCTCTTTGACTATCGCTATCTGGGTCTAAAACTAAATACATTACAACAGCCCCAGATATAGCTGTATTAGTGCTATCTGTTGGTGCTGTATCTACTGCTATAGTTATGCTACTTGCATCTGCAGTTAACGCACTTGTTATTGTGCTCTCATAACCATTACTTAATTTACTTTCTTGTGCTGTCATATTATCCTAATCTTACTACTCCTAGTGTTCCAATTCCTGCTGTATTTGTAAATTGTGATATAACATCTTCTGCTCTAACACCTCTTATTCTAACAGTACAATATTGTGTTACAGAACCTATATTAGCATCATTTATCACAGGATAGGCAACACTTTCAACAACTCCTCTAATAACTTCTTGTGGGTCAAACAACTGCAAGGTAACACTGTCACCTTCTTTTTGTTTAAGCTCTTGATATACTGCTTCTCCTAAGTTTCTTACTTTTAATTTTTTTCTATTTGGTCTTTCTATTTGGTCAGAAATATTTACAGGTATATCTACTACCACTAACTGTGGTCTAGGTAATGCCCTAGCAGATACACTTCTAAATACTGGTGTTCCACTAAAATCATCTGTAGCTTGTATCACTACTTTCATGTTTAGGTATCTTGCGTTTCTGTTAATCTGTACTTCTTCTCCACCAAATCCTTGTGTGCTATCATTTGATAACTCCCAGTTACTACTGTCTGGGCTGTCTATATTACCTTCTCTTGTAGAAATAAAACATTGTACTCTTCTGGTATCTACTATCTCATCATGTTCAATAGTTGTACCAACCCATTGTTTAACTTCTGATGTAAAGAAGTCTATGTTAGGAAGTATGATGTACCCATTATCTTCATATAAATTTGTTTCTTTATATACATCAGAACCTGATACAACGACAATAAACTTTCCATTAGTATTTGTTATACCTTCAACGAAACCTGCAGTAGTAGTTATTTTTAAATCTCTAGCTATAGATGCTGTTGGTAAATAATATCTCCATAAAAATGTTTCTGTAGAACTCTCTGCTATTCCTGTGTACACACTATCTCTTGATGCGAACATAAACTTAGGTGTTGTATCAATATTATTTATAGTCCATTCTTTTACTAACTGTCTATTAGCTATTACATAAAGGTTGTCTGCAGTGACAAGTTCTGCTCTATAGAACCTACCTACATTTCTACTAAATTCTTTTGTTCCAAAAAATACCTGACCTTCTGTTGCAGCTATACAATGTACTTCTTCAAATGGTATGTTTGTTTGACCAAACAATGTCATAGTTCCAGTTACATCTTTTATAGAGTATATATCTCCATTAGTAGAAGCTGCTAGTACAACTGCACCTGCGTCTACTACTTGTGAT